ATTAATTTTAAGTACGTCTGGGAGTACATTTGATGGAACTTATGAGAGACAATCTACAGGATATTATTTGGGAGCTGGTACAATAGGTGCGGGGTCAGCAAGATTTTATCAAGATGATACAAATTATTATTATTTTTTACATGAAAGTGATAATGCAAAAATTGCAATTTTTAGTATAGTTCATGGTGCTTGGTTTGTAATTTATAAAGGTGGAACTGATTTCTCTTCAATAACTAATGGTCAGTTATTAGGAGGTGTTACTACTTATCAATATCTTACTTCTGCTAGAGAAACTTATAGTGATAATGATAGAGTTTATCCAGCAACAAGAAATGGAATTGAATATTTAACATCTCTTACCGAACAAACCTCTTCTCTTGGTATTGCAACTGCTAGTTCTATAGATATATCTGGTATTGCAACTGTTGATACAATAAAGTGCGGTACTGGTTCTCTTGGTATTGCAACTGCTACTTCTTTAGATGTATCTGGTATTGCAACTGTTGATACAATAAAGTGCGGTACTGGTTCTCTTGGTATTTCAACTGCTACTTCTTTAGATGTATCTGGTATTACAACTGTTGCAACATTAAAATGTGGTACTGGTATTATTACTGCAAGTAGTTCAGGTATTAATGTTACTGGTGTTATAACTTCTACTACCTTAAATGCTGGTGCTGGTATTATTACTGCAAGTAGTTCAGGCATTAATGTTACTGGTGTTATAACTGCAACGAAATTTGTAGGAGATGGATCAGAACTTACCAACCTTCCAGGACAGAAAGATTTATGGAGTATTAATGCTACTGGTATTCATACACTTTCTAATGCTGGTGTTGGAACTACAAGTGCTACTCATACATTAACTGTTGGCGCTGTTGGTGCATCTGGAACAAGTCTTTTTGTTCATGGTGATGCACGAATTGTTGGTGTTCTTACCGTTGGTTCTTCCTCAGTTACAATTGATGGAAATACTAATAAAGTAAATGTTGGCACCGGAATTACTTTAGATGCCAATACTGGTGAAATTTTTGCACCAGCAATGAAATCAGTTGGAACTACTGGTGCATTTTATCCTCCCGTATTGACTACTACACAAAGAGATGATCTTACTGTTACTGAAGGTGCTATGATCTTTAATACCACCAGTAAAAAGATGGAGTTTTATGATGGAACTACTTGGCAGTCTCTACCAGGAATGTCTCTTGGTCTTACTGTAGCATTGGATGGTTAATTGTGAAATCATTTTATGGGCTATAGATAGGTATTTTAATAAATATTAAGGGATACTTATCAAAAATTGATGAAATCATTTAAAAGATTTTATAGAGAAAATCTGACAGTTGAAGATGCGGAGGGAAATACCTTTACGCATATTATTGATATTATAAGACCACAACCAATAAAGGATGGTGCTAAGTGTCCTAGTTGTGGAGCACAACCATGTGCTTGCACAAATGGAATTCATGAAGCAAAAAGAATTCCAAGTTGGAATAGAACAGGAAATATAGTACATGTTTATTTGGCTTGGCGAGGAAAGAATTATCAGATACAAATGTTCTTCCCCCAAATCAAAATCCCATCACGCAGAGAAGTACAGGATCAGATAAGGAAAGTCTATCCTGGAGCTAGACTCTGGAATTACCAAGTATCGGACTATGACCCAGGAGAACCACTCCTCCAAACGGGAGGACGAAAGTAACAAAGAAATAGAGGAGTTAAAGAAAAAAGCAGAAAATTTGCAAAAAATATTGGATATGACAAGGAGAACTATAGAACACGATAAAAAATTTATGTTAAATAAAACAGAAAAACATCTATTTGGTGAAATGATGTAGGAGATTGTATTATGCCTTTAATTGATGACATTTATCTTGGTAATCCAAATCTAAAGAAAGCTAATACCCAGATTGAATTTACACAAGATCAAGTTTTTGAATTTGTTAGGTGTAAAGAAGATCCTGTTTATTTTACGCAGAATTATATACAGATTGTTTCTTTGGATGAGGGTCTTGTTCCTTTTAACATGTATCCATTTCAAAAGAAGTTGATTGAAAATTTTCATGGGAATAGATTTAATATATGTAAGATGCCACGACAGACTGGTAAGTCAACTACTGTGGTTTCATATTTGTTACATTATGCAGTTTTTAATGATAATGTAAATATTGCAATTCTAGCAAACAAAGCATCTACTGCTAGAGATTTGCTTGGAAGATTGCAACTTGCATATGAGAATTTACCTAAATGGATGCAACAAGGTATTTTATCTTGGAATAAAGGTTCATTGGAGTTAGAAAATGGCAGTAAGATATTGGCAGCTTCTACATCTGCGAGTGCTGTCCGAGGCGGTTCCTATAATGTCATCTTTCTCGACGAGTTCGCTTTCATCCCGAATCACATTGCTGACCAATTCTTTGCCTCTGTTTATCCTACTATTTCTTCTGGTCAAAGCACAAAAGTCATCATAGTATCTACACCACATGGTATGAATCATTTCTACCGTATGTGGCATGATGCGGAAAGAGGTAAAAATGAATATATACCCACGGAAGTTCATTGGTCAGAAGTACCTGGTAGGGATGCTAAATGGAAAGAGCAAACTATTGCTAATACTTCTGATGCTCAATTTAAAGTTGAGTTTGAATGCGAATTTCTTGGTTCTGTAGATACCCTTATTGCACCAAGTAAATTAAGGACACTTGTTTATGATAATCCAAAAAAGAGAAATGCTGGATTTGATGTATATGATGATCCTGTAGAAAATCATGATTATGTTGTCACAGTTGATGTGGCACGAGGGGTTGGAAAAGATTACTCTGCATTTGTTGTTGTAGATATCACACAATTTCCTCATCAAGTTGTTGCCAAATATAGAAATAGTGAAATTAAACCAATGCTATTTCCAAGTGTAATATACGAAATAGCAAAGAGTTATAATGAGGCATTTATACTTTGTGAGGTCAACGACGTTGGGGACCAGGTTGCTTCAATACTTCAATATGACCTGGAGTATCAAAATTTGCTTATGTGCTCTATGAGGGGCAGAGCGGGGCAAATTGTGGGGCAAGGTTTTTCAGGTAAAAAAACCCAACTTGGAGTAAAGATGTCCAAGACTGTTAAAAAGGTTGGATGTCTTAATTTAAAGACAATGATTGAAGAGAATAAACTTCTTTTTAGTGATTATGATATCATGAGTGAATTGACAACATTTATTCAAAAGCATAATTCATTTGAAGCAGAGGAAGGATGTAATGATGATCTTGCTATGTGTCTTGTGATATATGCATGGTTAGTAGCACAAGATTACTTTAAAGAACTTACTGACCAAGATGTAAGGAAGAGATTATATGAAGAACAAAAAAATCAAATAGAACAGGATATGGCACCCTTTGGTTTTATGGATGATGGAATGAATGATGATAGTTTTGTAGATGAAGATGGAGATAGATGGTTCACAGATGAGTATGGAGACAAGGGTGGTGGTATGAATTACATGTGGGACTATATGTAAACCTTCAAAACAATAAATAATTTTTAGATAAACTGAGAATTACGGAGAAAAAAATGGCGACTCCTCAATTATCTCCTGGTGTAATTACACGGGAAGTTGATTTAACAGTCGGGAGAGCAGATAATGTATTGGATAATATTGGTGCAATTGCGGGTCCTTTTGAAATTGGTCCAGTAGATGAAGCTACTAATATCCAAACTGAGCAGCAATTAATCAACACATTTGGCAAACCAATCTCCACAGATGCTCAGTATGAGTATTGGATGACTGCTTCTGCTTTTCTTTCTTATGGAGGAGTCCTTAAGGTTGTAAGAACTGATGGTACTAATTTAAATAATTCTAACGCTGCAGTAGGTTATGCAAGTACTACTTCGGCAAAAATTAAGAGCTACGACAATTACCAAAATAGTTGGTCTGGAGAAGCTGTAGAGTTTAATTATGCAGCAAAGAACCCAGGAGCTTGGGCAAATAATCTTAAGGTCTGTGCGATTGATGATTTTGCAGATCAGACTCTGGGTATTACAACTGATAATCTTAGACGTTATGTGCAAGTTGGATATGGAGTAACGACTGCTATTACCACTACGGCAATTGCTGGTATTGGAA